GCGCCGGCCGACGAACAGGAGGCACAGGCCTACCTCCAGACCCTCGGCGACCGCGTCCGGGCCAAGCGGGAGACAGCCGAGCGCACCGTCAAGTGGATGAAGCTGAACTGCCTCGAAATCCTCGAAAAAGAGGACTGGCCCGGCAAGTGGATACCGATTTTCCCGGTGGTGGCGAAGGAGCAGTTCTTCGCCAACGTCCGGCGCTGGACAGGCATGATCCGGCCGGCCAAGGACGGCGCTCGGCTCTTCAACTACGCCGCCACGGCCGCCGTCGAGAAAGAGGCGCTCGACACCAAGGCTCCCTACATCGGCTACGAAGGCAGCTTCAAGGGCCACGAGGCCGCATGGGCACAGTCCGCCACCCGCGCCTTCCCGTATCTCCAAGTCGCCCCGGTGACGATTGGCGGCCAGCCTGCGCCGCTGCCCCAGCGGAACACGGCCAGCCCCAATCTCGCCGGGTCGTTGGCGCTGCTCGGCGCGGCCGACGAGTTCCTGAAAGCCACCACCGGCACCTACGACCCGAGTCTGGGGAACACGTCCAGCAGCGGCGAAAGCGGACGCAAGATCCTCGCGCTCCAGCAGCAGAGCGACCAAGGCAACAGCCACTTCCTCGACAACCTCGCCGTCATCACCATGCCGCACGAGGCGCGGGTGTTGCTCGACCTCATCCCGCACTACTACGACCGGCCGGGCCGGGTGGCGCAGTGCCTCGGCCAGAACGACACCGAGCCGCATGAGGTCATGCTGAATGCGCCCTTCGTCAAGGGCCAAGACGGCCGGCCGCAGCCGGTGCCGCCCGAGATGGTCGAGCAGGGGATGGCCCCCAAGGGCACCAAGCACTACGACCTCGCCAAGGGCAGCTACAGCGCCGTGGTCAGCGTCGGCAAGAACTACGAGAGCCGCCTCAGGGAAGGCTCGGACGAAATCGGCAAGCTGATCGAAGCCGCGCCGGAGATGCTGAAGTTTATCGGCGACATTTACTTTAAGTTCCGCGACTTCCCCGGCCATCAGGAAATCGCCGACCGCATGAAGAAGATGCTGCCGCCCGGCATCGCCGACGACGGCCACGACGACCTCGAAACCGCCAAGGCCAAGCTCGGGCAGATGCAGCAGGAGTTCGAAAAACTCAAGCAGGCCTTCGGCGAGGCGTCCAAGGCGCTGGAGACGAAACAGGTCGAGACGCAGGGCAAGGTCGCCATCGAGCAGGGGAAGGCCGAGGCCAGCATGCGCATGGAGCAGATGAAGCTGGAGGCCGAGATGAAGATGGCCGAAATCGACGCCTCCATCAAGGTGCAGATCGCCCAGTTGGAAATGATGATGGAGGAGCGCACCGCCGAGCGGAAGGCGCAACTCGATTACACCGGCAAGAAGGCGCTGCAGGACGACCAGCAGAAACACGAACTGGGCCTCGCCTACGTCGAACACGCCATGACGACCGAGCTTGCGGCAGCGGCCCACGCCGCCAACATGGAGACGCTCGGCGCAACCCAGTCACACGAACAGGCGCTGGACGCCGTCGCCGGCCAGCGCGAGATGGCGGTCGCCGGAGACGACCGGCAGCACGAGAGTGGCGAGGCCGACGCCGACCGCCAGTTCGAAAGCGGGGAAGCGGAGGCGGCCCGGATGCACGAGGCCGAGCAGGCCGACGCCGACCGGCAAATGGCCGCCGAGCAGGCCGAAGGGGCGGAAGAGGGCTAGACACCACGCGCACACGGTGCAAAACTGCCCCCGGCGCGGGTCTACGGCCGCGCCGAGGCTTCGATACCGCAGGGCGATAATCTGAGGGACTGGCGCGACCATCGCGGCCCCCCGTGCCATCGGGGGGGCATACCGCGTCTCTCCGCGTCGGTGCCGGGACGGACAGTCGCCCTGCGGTGTTGTCACGAGACGTAGCGAAAGGCACGAATGGCGATTAATCCGGTGATGCCGGACAACGCGGCGGTCGAGACGACGGACTACGGCGACGGTGCCCCGATACAGGAACCCACGCCGCAACCGGAGCCACCTCCGCCCATCAGGGAGCCGGGCGAAGCGCCACCCCCTGAGCAGCTACCGGAACTGCCGGAGCTACCGGACGAGCCGGACGAACCGACCGACGACGAGCAGGACAAGGCCAGTCAGGCCGGCAAGGAACTGGCGAACCGCAAGAAAGGGCTGGAAGGGCGCAAGCAGTCCATCCAAGAGCAGATCAACGCGCTGGTGCGGGAACGCGGCGACGTTACACGCGAGACGGAACGGGGCCGCGCCGAGCGGGCCGAGTTACAGCGCGAGATTGAGGCGCTCCGGCAGCAGAAAGAGCAGGTGGCTCGCGGGGAATCACCCGCCCGGACGCCGGCTCCCGATGGCCGCGACCCCGGCTACGACTCGCGTGACCCGGAGCCGCAGGAAGGCCAGTTTCAGGACTACACGGCCTTTACGCGGGCGCTGGGCGGCTGGACGGCACGACAGGAACTGCGCCGGGCGGAGTACGTCCGGCAGCAGAAAGAGCAGGCTTCCCATCGAGCGAACTGGGAAGCGAAGCGACAGGAAGGCTATTCGACACGGTATCAGGCGTTCGCGAAAGCGAACCCGACGTTTGAGCAGGAGATTAACCGGGAAGACCTCCTGCTGGCCGCGCCAATGGTAGACGCCATCAAGGACTCCGAAATGGGGCCGCAGATGTTGCTCTACTTGGCTCGCAATTCCCACGAAATCGACCGCATAGCGGCGCTGCATCCGGTGTTGGCCTACGGCGAGATGAAGAAGTTAGAAGCACGGTTGGAAGGCGCTCACTCTGGCTCGCCCCCTCCCGTCGCCCAACATAGCAAGGCTCCCGCCCCCATTAAGCCAGTGGGGAACGTGTCGAGCCGCCAGTCAGACGGGAATGACATCCCCGGCGACGAGGTCGATGTGGACGAGCATATCTCGCGCATGAACAAGCGCGACGAGCAGCTTCGCAAACGTGGCCTCAACCCGCGCCGGACGTATGGCACCCGCCTCTGACGACCAGCGCGGATAATCCGCGCAGGAGCAGCCCGTGAATACTATTGCGAACTCCAAGTGGGTCACGACCGAGGTGGCCCGAGGATTCGTGAACTCGCTCGTGTTCCTCGCCAACGTCAACCGCACCTACGACGGTGCGTATGTCCAGAATGGCGCGAAGGTCGGGAACACGGTGCAGGCACGACTCCCCCAACGCTTCTACGCTGCCGATGGTCAGGCCATGCAGATTCAGGCCATCTATGACCAGACGGTGCCGATTAGCCTCACCAACCAGAAGCACGTCGCCTTCTCGTGGTCGAGCGCCGAAGAGACAACCGAGCTTGACAACGTCCGCACCCGCTTCGTGCAGCCCGGTGCCGACGCGCTGGCCAACGTCGCCGACGTCTTGGCGATTCAGGCGGTCTACAAGGACGTCTACCAGTCGGTCGGCATCCCCGGCGTCACGCCCTCGGCCATCCAGACGTTTCTGAATGCCGGCGTCAAGCTGACCGATAGCGCGACCCCGCTGTCAGGCCGCGTGGCGGTCTTGGACACCTTGGCGATGGCGACCATCGCCGGCACGGCGGCCTCCATGTTCAACCCCTCGGCCATTCAGTCAGAGAACTACCGCGAGGGCATGTTTGGCCGGCGGCAGTTGGGCATCGAGGAGTGGTATCAGGATCAGAACCGCCCGGTGCATCTCACCGGCTCGTTTGGCGCGTCCACGCCGATTGTGGTCGGCGCGGGCCAGACCGGCACCACGCTCAACACCTCGGGCTGGGCGGCCGGCGCACGGCTCAAGAAGGGCGACGTCTTCACCATTGCGGGCGTCACGCAGGTCAACCCCCAGAGCTTCAACGACGTCGGCCGTCTCCAGCAGTTCGTGGCGACAGCGGACGGCGTCGAGGCCGGCGGCCTGATGACCCTCCAGATCAGCCCCCCGATCATCCTCGGCCCGAGCCAGATGCAGACCGTCAACGCGGCCCCCTCGGCCGGCGCGTCCATCGCGGTGCTGGGAGCCTCCTCGGCCGTCGGCGGCACCCTCGTGGCGACGAGCAGCCCGCAGTCGTTCGTCTTCCACCCGGACGCGTTCGCGTTCGTGATGGCCGACCTCATCAAGCCCGGTGCCGGCGCGAAGTCCTCGGTGGCTCGCAGCAAGCAATACGGCTTCTCGGTTCGCATGGTCGAGCAGTATCAGATTGGCTCTGACCAGAACCCAACCCGGCTCGACATCCTGATCGGTGCGGCCACATTGCAGGCGCGGCTCGCGGCCCGCGTCTGGGGCTAAGGAGACAGGTAGCAATGGCTCTCATTCGCACCACGCTCGCATCGGCGCTGACCGTGAACGACAACGTCATTTCGGTGGCGGCTGCCACCGGGGTGATGGAAGGCATGGGCGTCCTCATCGACGCCGAGTGGCTCCAGATCACCACGGCCTACAAGATTGGCTCTGGTGTCAACCTGCCCGTCCTCCGGGGCCGGAACGGCTCGGCCACGACGGAACACGCCATCGGCGCGGGGGTGACTATCGGCACGGCGGCCGACTTCGCCAACCCGCCCGCGCAGTCACCCGTCGCCGTCAACGCGCCGGCCAACCGGGTCAGGGAAATCAAGAGTGTCGGTGTCGCGGGGGCGCTGCCGCTCCCGAAGCCGGGCACCGACCTGTTCCTCATGCTCACCGGCACCACAGTGCTGGCGATGACCCTCGCCAACCCCGGCAAGGATCAGGATGGCGACATCCTGACCGTCGCCAACATCAGCCCGGCGGCCCACACGGTGACCTATACCGGCGGCTTCGGCGGCGTGGCGGCCTCGGACGTGGTGACGTTCCCGGCGGCTCCGGCCTCGGCGGCGTTCACGGCGATTGCCTGCAACGAACGCTGGGTGGCCTTCGGTGGCGGATCACCGCCTCCGGCGTAGTCGGTCTTTCATCGGGTCGGGGCCATGGCGGCCCCGGCCCCGCATCTTCCTTTTGACGAGGCTGGCATGACGACCACCAAAGACGACAAGAACGGCAAGGACGACAAGGACACCCCGAAGCACGGCCCGAAGGCCGCCGCGACCCCGGCGGTGCTGACCTACCCGAAGACGCTCTACCACGAGGACGGGCGGACGACGACGGCGGCCAACGCGGCCGAGGAACAGATGTGGACGAAGGAAGGCTTCAGCGACTCGCCGGCCGTGGGTGAGATGTATCGGCAGCCGGGCACGACCGAACCCCCGATTGCTGACCCGCGCCCCGCCTACTACGTCGCCCCGTGGACACGGGAAGGCGTGGCGGCCAAGGAAGCCCGCGAGGCCAAGGACACGGCCGCGCCGAAAGCGGCGAAAGGATAACCCATGCCCGTCGTCATCTCGCCAGATTCAGAACTCGGAAAAGAACTCGCCAAGTGGGACACCCCCAAGAGTCAGGGCGGGATGCGGTGTGACGGGTTTGAGCCGTATCCAAAGATGCTCTACCGGGCCGACCGTTACCCCGGCACCGGGAAGGTGATGGTGGCGCATCCGCTGGCCGGCACGGGTGACGCCGTGGCGGATGCGTTCTCGACGCGCTGCTGGCGCTCGGTGCAGAGCGCCGAGGAACACGAGCAGGCGGGACGCGCCGGCTGGTATGACACGCCGGGCGAGGCGCTACAGGCCTTTGAGAAGGCGGAAACGGCGAAGGCTGACGCCGCTGCCAATGCCGCGTTCCACGTGGAACGTATGAGCAAGAAGGCCCAGCAGGAGTTCGCGGACGCGCAGGACGCGGCCGAGTTTCACGACCCCGAGGTGAAAGCCCCCAAGCTGGCACCGACGCGCAAGCGCAACGCCAAGGGGCAATTACTGCCCACGAATGAACCGGCCGCCGAGCCGGGCTAAGGAGCGACCGTGGCCGACGTATATAACTTCGGGGTGCCGTTCATCCCCAGTGACACGGTGGACTTCCCACGAGGCCTCTCCGACGCGATCTACGTCGGAGGGGCAGGCATTCTGGTGGTGGTCTTTGAGAACGGCCAGACCACGTTCTTCACCTGCACGGCCGGGCAGATACTGCCGCTGAAGGCCAAGCGCATCAACGCGGCCTCGACCACGGCCACGCTGATCAACATCCTGTATCAGGTCTAGGACGGCCCATGCCGTTCGATCAGCATAAGAACCTCGCCATCGCCGTGGTGGCGGTGGCCCCCTCGCCGCCCGACACCGGCCTGACGCTGACCGTGGCGGCGGGCCACGGGGTGCGCTACCCCGTGCCGCCGTTCGACGTCACCATCTGGCTGGCGACGAAATACCCGAACCCGGACGACGCGGAAGTGGCCCGGTGCACGGCCCTCGCGGGTGACGTCCTGACCCTCGTCCGGGCGCAGGGCGGCACCACGGCGCGGATGGTGCAGGTCGGCGACCTCATCGCCGAGTCGATCACCGCCCAATACCTGCAGAGCCTTGAAGCGGCCATCGGCACGACGCCGTCGCCGCCGACGCTCCACGCGCCGACCCACGCCGAGGGTGGCACCGACCCGGTGCAGTTGACCCAGTCACAGGTGACCGGCCTGACGACCTCGCTGACGACCATCGAAGGCGACATCACCACACTGGAAGGCGACGTCGCCAACCTGCAGACCATTGTCACCAGCGGGCCGGTGGCGCTTCACGCGCCAACGCATGAGACGGGTGGCACTGACCCGATCACGGGTGACCTGTCGCTGGCGTCGGTGACGACCAGTGGCGACATCACCTCGACCACCGGCACTGTCTCGGCGGTGATTGTCACCGGGCAGGGCGTGTCCGCGACGGTGCAGATGGAGGCTCCGCTCGGGGTCTTTACGACCGTCAACGGCGATACGGCGCAGTTCAACACCAGTGTCACCTCGGCGCTCGGCTCGTTTGGCAGCCTCGGGGCGACCCCGCTCAATGCCACCAACCTGCTGACCGGCACCGTCCCAGACGTCCGCCTGAGTGTCAACGTGCTGAAGCACACGGGCGGCTATCCCGGCGGCACCGTCAATTTTCTTCGCGCCGATGGCACCTTCGCGGCTCCTGCCGGTGGCGGGGGCGGCATACCTGCGCTGCATGCGCCAACGCATCTGGCGGGCGGCACCGACCCGATCACGATTACCGGATTAGCCGGGTTCCCCGGCGGCACCGTCAACTTCCTCCGCGCCGATGGGACGTTTGCTACGCCAGCAGGTAGCGGCGGTGCGCCCGCGCTTCACGCGGCCACCCACACCCCCGGCAACACCGACCCCATCCCGAACGTGGGCTGGACGAACGTCGCGAATACGTGGACGCTGGCGCAAACGCACTCCGGCACGGCTGACCTCATCTTCAGCGGCACCGGCCGGGTGCGCTGGGGGTCACTGGTCGGCGACCCGCAGTTGAAGCGCAACGGCGCGACGTTAGAACTACGCACCGGCACCGACTCGGCGTTCACGACGTTCAAGGCGCTGCTCGTCGCCAGCGACATCACGACCGGCACGTTGCCGCTGGCCCGCATCCAGTTCAGCGGTTCTCCGCGCTTGTTGGGACGTGGCACGGCGGCGGCGGGAGGCTCGGAAGAAATTACGCTCGGCACCGGCCTGACCATGACGGGCACGGTGCTGTCGGCGTCCGGTGGTGGTGCGCCAGCGGCTCACGCGGCGACACATGTGTTTGGCAGCGGGTCGGACGTTATCCCGAACGTGGGCTGGACGAACGTCGCCAATACGTGGCAGCAAGACCAGACCTTTGAGGGTCAGGTGGTGATGGCGAACACCCCGTCTGACATTCGCCGTAATGGGGTGGATACCGGGTGGTTGAACGTCACTGGTGGCGGTGCGACCAATAC